GTGGTTTTTGCTATAAGGTCGTTAACCCTAGCTAGGTTCTTACCTAATTGCGTCGAGTCTTTAGTCATAAGTCCGAACGCCCCTAGGGAGTCAGACGCTACGTCTGTAGCTGTTGCTAGGTCGACCTGTGCAGCGGTAGCTAAATCCACAACTCCTGGAAGTGCGGAAACTGCCGCCTCTGCGTCGAACCCTGCCATAGCTAAGAAGTTAAGAGCCTCGGCTGCCTGAGAGGCTGAGTATTCAGTAGTAGCCCCTGTCTTACGTGCTGCGTCTTCTAGCATTTTAAAAGCCGGCGTACCCTTTTTTACTTCGCCCGGAAACTTTGCCGCTGCGTTTACGAGAGTCTGCTCGAACTGTGCCCCGGTGTTGATAATATCGGCCATAGCAACGGAAACCGTCCCCAGAGCGGCAGCACTGTAGGCCGCCCCTCTTTTTATGCCATCGCCGAGACTATCCATACTTTTATTAACACGGTGTAACCCTCTCTCCATAGAGCGAGTCATTTTACTAACTTTATTCTGCATACGCGTAACTGGAGCGCTAACGCGGTCTACTGCTTTAAAAACTGCTTCCACTGAAAAACGTCCAGCCATCTTTTATCCTTTCGGTTTTGTATGTTCCTTTAGCTCTGGCCTTAAGCCATTGTAAAAGAAGCGTATCTCCGAAGCGCTAAGAGTTCTAGCGTCCGGTAATCCCGGGTAATCCCGGGTAATTTGGAGGAGCATTTCCGCGTAAACTGCCGGTAAGGTATGTCCCCCTTTTGGAATTTTATCGTCTCCCCCAGATCTGACTACAGGAGTTCGTACTATCCCAAAAAAAGCGTTATAACCGCCATACAGATTTTAAGGTCTGCCATTTTCATAGAGCTAAATAACTTAGCGTCCCTCTTCGTTACGTCAGCCATAACGTGGTAAAGCTTCTTAACGTCTTCCGTTTTCTTACCGCCGTCCATAGCCATAAGAGACGCGCCCGTAGGCTCGTGGAAAATGATAGGCTTTATATCGTTAGTACGTTGAGGTGTGTATACCGGCTGTCCGTCTTCATCTATAATAAGCGTTCCTTTTTGGATAGCTTTTAAAATAATACTTTTGTTATGGTCGAAACCTTTAACGTCGTCTGCGTCCATATTGCTAGTATCGAACTCCAGGTCCATAGCCTCCGCGAAACGGTCGAACTCTTGTCCGGCCATTTCCACACTAATTTTATTTTCTGCCATAATTTACTCCCTATTGCTTTGTAAGTTCGCCTGGTCCCATAAGTGACACGGCCGCTGTAGCGTTTTGGCTACTTGCTGATAATTCCCCCGTGATAATCGCTGTACCTTGGTAAACTGTCCCAGACGCATACGTAATCGATATCGCAAAATAATCTTTTGCGTTAGATAGATCCTGTAGGAACTCGTGGTCCCCTCTAGTGTCGTCTACCTCTACCGTAAGACCATCAATACTTAAAGGTACTCTAGTCTTAATAATACGCGCTGTACCGTTTCCGTTAGCTTGTACCTCATTCTCGAACCCGCCCAGCTTACGCTGAGCCTCCGCGTCTGCTGCTACTGCAAAGATACGACCCGATAACGAAATCGCCTCTATACTTCCGCCTACTCCTGCCATAATTTACTCCTTTTCTTTTACGCTACGACTGTAGCTGTACCGAAATAAAATCCGAAGTTTAAGTCTACAGAGATTATGTTCGTATTTCCGCTTAATTGCACAGTTAAAGCTATATCTAGCCTCTTAGGGTTTTGTTCGCTAATTTGAGCTAGTGTATTCTCTTTAGCTGTTTTAGGGTTGCTTATTATAGCATTTAATCCTAAACTATCGATAAGAGCGTTCGCTGCTGCTACTGCCATTTTAGGCTGTTTAGCTTCCGAGTTAATTGTCGGCTGGTCGTCTGGAATTAACGGCGCACCGTCCCACTCGTCCGTAGCAAAGATAAGATTTACGTTAAAGATAATATTCTGTAACTTAACGATATCACATACATAACGGTACGCTGGAATAGGGTCGCCTGACGGGTGGTAAAATGTAACCGTATCCGATATATTTATAACGCCGTCTTTAACTTCGATAGTCGAGCTACCTTTTTTAACTGCCACGTCTCTATCGATATACATCCACTGGTCCCCGTCGTCGCCTGGGTTTAATGTGTCGGCGTCTTGGCTACCGTAGTCTCTAGGTGGGTTATTTTGTGCCACTTTAACGATACGCGCTAACTGCCGAGCTGCAACTGCGAACGGTAAGTCCTTAGAACCTGGCGCCACTAATTGTGAGTTCGTTCTATCTGTTTTACGTGTGTCTGACACTGCCGTAGCCGCCGTAACTGTTGTAGCTGTATTACCAGTAAACACGATAAGCGGTTTACGAGTAAGTGCTCCCCAGCGTCCCTCTCCAAAATTCGAGAACTTATCCAGAGTCGTAGTGTCTGCAATTTCTAAACAGTTAAGAACCATAGTCTCCCATACGTCCCCCACCTGGTTAAGTGCGTCGTCTACGTCTGGGTTAACTAAGCCACCCGTAGGCTGTGTAATTGCGAAAGTAATACCCGCTACAGACCCCTCTATTTCTACGTAAATATCGTTAGCGCTCGCGCCTTTCCATTTACTCGTAAGGTCCGCAGTATTACCGACTCCGTCGGCTACGGCTGTAACCGGCATTTCCAGGACTGCGTTAATCGCGTCAGTGATACGGTCCTCTAGGTCTGTACCCGCTTCGCCTGACATAATAACGATAGCTCCCGAACGGATATTATTTACTTTAACGTAAACTACTCCCGACTCCGTAGCGGTACCTGTAGCCCCTACGTCTCCCGCTGCTGCTACACCTGACACGTCGTCCTCTAAAGGATAAACCGTTACAGGGATAGTCCCTACTCCGTCTCCGTTAGTTGGTAATAGCTGTAAAGCTGCTAAATGTATCGGCGACCCGAACCCGTATAGCTGTGCAGCCTCTAGGGCGCTAGTTACTTGTCTTTTAGTGGTAGCATATGTAGCCGCGGTATTACCCTGCCCTACGATAGCCACACGTTGAGGTAAAAATAGAACTCCCCCGCCTCTTAAATCCTTAAATGCTGTTTTAATTCCGACAACTCTAGCGACTGCTGAGAGGTCCACTGCTGTACTAACTGCCATCTAATACTCCTAATTATGCTGTATAGTCATAGTCCGCGTCGAAAAGAACTTCTCCGTCCTCGGCGCGTTTAACTGTTGCTGATAGTAATTCTAACATATCTCCGCTTATTTGTGGCGAAAATTCGTTAAACTTTACTTTAAATCCTATTCGAGCCGCTATAACTGGTCGAACGTTCCCTCTATCCTGTTGAGGTTGGAACATTGTTATAGTTTGCGGCCACCGCTGCCATACTAACCCACGTAGACCTAAGTACGTATATTCCGCGGACATTAAAATATTACGTATTAAACGTATTACTCGCTGTACCGTGAACGCCGCCTCCTGGTCGCCGGGATTATGGCCCCCTGCCTGATTATCTGAGGAGTTAGCCACTCCGTAACAGTCTATATTAAAAATAGCTTCTGTAGCTTGTTTCTCCACGATATTACTCTGGCTTTCCACAATATTACTATTATCGTACCAGATATTAACTATCGGAGTCAGTGCTGAGATATCGTTTAAGTAGGCCTCCCACGGGTTAGAGCGCTCTGTGTATATTTTAAAGTCCCACAGTGCCTCGTCTTTACCTGCGTCCACAGCTAAGCTCTTTTGACTAACTACTTCCGTAGCTAAAATAGCCGCTATCTGGTCGCGTATAATCTCGAAACTGTCTTTTTTATCTATAAGAGTCTGTATCATACTACAAAGGCCTCCAGAATACAAGTTATTAGACCTAGGGTCCTGTCCGGGTTGGACTGAATAACTTTAAAAGTGTAAGAATTACCGTTAATATCGTCGAACGCTACTAACCACGGTTTACTATTTTTATCTGTTACCCCTACCGGTAACGAGTTGAACCCTGCCCCGAATATTGAAGCCACACGAAGAGCTACAGACGCCGAGCGTCCGCTAACTACTTGCCCGGTCTCTGGGTCTACGACCTGAGAGATATCATTCGAGGAACCAGTTAAAGGACCGTCTCCGGTAAACCCGTTAGGGTCTGTAACCGTTATAGGCCAGCCGAAACCGGTAGCGTTATCCTCTAAGATAAATGCTAGGTCTGCCTCGGCTTGTTGGCGTAAGTTCATTACTTAATAAACCCAGATTTTTTTAGGTTGTCGAAAGTTTCCTGTCCGCCCGGAAAGTGCTCCGGTGTTACAGGTGTACCCTCTCCTAAAATGCCTTTAAGACTTGTAAGAGATTTACCCTTAGCAATAACTGGCCCTTTAGCTGCTGCGTCTGCTTCTGCCTTAGCTGCTGCGTCTGCCTTAGCTGCTGCGTCTGCCTTAGCTGCTGCGTCTGCTTCTGCCTTAGCTGCTGCGTCTGCGATATCTTTAATCGAGTCTTCTAACGCCTCGATAGCAGTTTTACGAGAGTCGCTCTTAGCCTTTTCTAGGCCTAAAGCTTCCTCTAGTGTTTCCGCTGGATAAACGTTTTTTAACTCTGCCTCTAGGTCGGCGACTGATAGAGCTACCAGTGCCGACGCTATTAGTAATTTACTCATAGCTTACCCCTTAGATATTAATATCAAGACACCCGAAAGTATCGATAGCCGTAGGTATCATTAACGGACGCGTACCAGCTTGAACGTATAACGTCTCGCCGTCTTCTGTAATCCACCCTCTAGTCTGTAAATCCATTACTCCGTCAGTATCTCTTAGACGTGTAAATAATTCAGCAGGAACTCTCGAGTCCATAGTAATAGACGGGATAGCTCCGAATGTAGCGTCTAGTCTACCCATAGAAGCACGTACCACGACTTTATCGTCTAGGATATACTTAGTCGGGTTCCCTGTTTGAGGGTCTTTGTATCTACCTGCATAAGTATAA